GTATCCTTCACTCAAGGATCATTCGCGGATCAACGCAAAGCTCGAGCAGACCGATTACAACGAATGGTATTCGACATGCGTCGTATGCGGAGGCGAACCGTTTGTGATGCACCGGCGGCATTTGCTCTTCGAAAAGGATCAGCCGGAACTCGCGCGGCTCGAATGCCCGCGGTGCAAGGCGCAGTTGACCGATGCGCAACGTGTCCACATGGCGCACGGCCAGGGCTTCGACAATTGGCGTGCGCGCAATGCCTATCGCGGTCGGCGCGGTTTTCATGCGAACGCCATGCTCTGGCCGCACCCGGTTGACCCCGAGAAATTTCCGGGTGGCTTTTTACAATTGCTCGCCGAACAGGTCATTGCCGCGGAACAAAGCGACGACCCGAAGCGCTCGATTCGCGTGCTGATCAACACGGTGGACGCCGAGACATTCGATCCGACAGCGGAATCTGAGCGACCGCCGGAATGGAAACCGATCTATGACGCACGCGAAGGCTACGGCGCAGCCGATGGCGCGATTGTCGTTCCCAAAGCCGTGCGGCTCGTAACGGCATTTTGCGACATTCAAAACAACCGGCTCGAGGTGGAGTGGAAAGGCTGGGCGCCAGACGAACAATCATGGGGCTTGGCCTACACGGTGCTCGATGGCAACCCGCTCGACATTCAGCCGGGGAGCGTCTGGCATAGGCTGACGTTTGAATTGCAACGCTCATTCGTTCGGACCGACGGTGCGAAACTCAAATTGCGAATGGCATTCGTCGATGCCGGTCGTTGGGGCGATTGGGCTTATGCCTACATTCAGCTTTTGCGTCGTGAACCGGTGGCCGGCGTGAGCAATCATGTATTGCTCTCGAAGGGCGTTGGAAAACACGGCGAACCGATAAACCCTAGGAAAATGGTCGGCATTCACCGGAACATCAAGGGCATCACCATCGGCACTTGGGCGGCGAAGGATTTGATCTATGCGCGATTGCGGTTGCAACCCAACGGCGACGGCACATTTCCCGCCGGTTACATGCATCACCCGCTCAGCTATGGGGAAAATTATTTCCAGCAATTGACGTCGGAAAAAGTGGTTGTCGAATACAATGGAACTGAGGAGATTCGCAAGTACGTGAACCCGGAGCAGCGCCGCAACGAAGCGCTCGATACGGCAGTTGGCAATTTGGCGATTTATCGCTTGAGAACTTGGAATTGGGACGCACTTGAAGCCGAACTATTGGCGACGATTCAGAAGCCGGGAACGCCAGCGCCAACCGTAGCCGCGCCAGAGCTGCCGAAGAAAAGCTTCATCACGAATCTCGGCGGGACGCAGTTTTAAGTCTTGCAAATTATTTAACACACCTTAACAAATCGCGCATGAGCCTCGAAACGCTCACCGCGATTCCAGCCACGATTGAGCAAGGCGGCGATTACAGCCTGAGCCTTGCTTATGCTGAATTGCCTGTCGCGACGTGGACGAGCGCGGCCTTGATTCTCGCGCGGCCAGGCAGTGGTATTCCTCCGGTCCGCTTCGATGCGACCGTGAGCGCCGGGCGCTACGTTTTCAGCCTCGCGCATCTCGTCACTGCGACCATTGATCCGGGCATCTGGCAGACCGCGGTCTATTTGTTCGACGCGGATAATAACCGAATTTGCGCGGAAACGGGCACCATCGGTGTCACGGATAATCTGGCGGTGCAACAGACGCCGACGATCGCGCAGCAGATGCTCGCCGCGTTGGACGCCTCGATTCTCAAGCTGACGACCGCGACGGGATTTCAGAGCGTCAGTTTCAATGGCCAGAGCTACACGCGCGGTTCGCTGCAAATGCTGCGTGAACAGCGCACCGCATTACAGGCGGAAGTCTGGCGCGAGCAACAGGCGCAACGCCGGCTTCGTGGGACTGAGCAAAGCGGGTTTGTCGGGGTGCAATTTCGATGAACTGGCTTCCTAAATTCCTTCGCAAAAAACAGCCGAAGCACCGCGGTTACGGTGAACTGATGAACGCCAAGCGCCTACTCGGTGATTGGCAAGTCTCCTACAATTCAGAGGACGCCGACGTCTGGACGAACATCTATGCGTTGACCGCGCGCGTGCAGGATCTCTTTCGCACCAATCCCTACTACATCGCCTATCGCGATAGCCTATGGGCTAATGTGCTCGGCGCTGACGGCATCATGCTGCGCAGTTGCGTGAAGGAACGCGAGGACCGCGTGATCTACACGCCTGAGGAAAAAGCGGCGATTCGCGCGCACGAAAAACGGATGAATCGAATTCGCGAATATGTTGCGAACAAAGAGGGTCGCGAGTTCGATCCGCTCGTTTTGCTGCGCGACTTCGGCACGAACGGCTCGCGCGTTGCGCAGGTGCAGATCGGTGAGCCGGACGTGTATGCGCGCAAGGTTATCGAGAGTGCGTGGAAAGAGTGGCAGCAGAAAGAATTCTGCGACGTGCGCGGCACGCGAAATTATCAGACGTTGCGCCAGCTTCGGCTGATTAGCGCGGTGCGCGACGGCGACATTTTCATTCGTATGGTGCGCGGCAAAGCGGTGAACAAGTTCGGGTTTAGCCTGCAACTGGTGAACGCAATGTGGTGCGATCATTCGCTGAACTTCAAGTTGGACAACGGGAATGAAGTTCGGATGGGCATCGAATATCAATGGCAGCCGTGGGGGCTTGGACAGCCGGTCGCTTATTATTTCCTGAAACGGTTCCCGACCGATTGGCAATTCGCTACGCCAAACGGACTATTCGGTGTCGGCGCTTACAACCAAGGTCGGCACGATCGCATTCCCGCGAGCGAAATACTGCATTACTCGCGCGCAATCGACGCGGACGGCACACGACCGGCGCCGTGGGTCGCAGCGACCATCCCGATGGCGCGGCACCTGAACGAGTATCAATTCTCCGAAGTGGTGGCGGCGCGCATTCACGCTTCACGTCTCGGCTGGCTGGTCAGCGATGTGATTCCCGAAGGCGGTTTTCCCGCGGAAGCGCCCGACCCATCGCAAGCCGGACAAATTGAGATTCAGCAGGGGATCGGCTACAAGGGATTGCCTTGGGGCGTTAAAGTTCAAGAAAGCAGCCCTACGCACCCGAGCGGTAACTATCCCGATTTCCGCCAGGAAGGCGTCCGCACCCTCTGCGCGTCCATGCCGGGCAGCGATTATAGCACGATGGCAAATGATTACGCGGCGATCAACTTTTCCGCCGGCAGACTGCAACGGCTCGACAGTCAGGAAAAGCTGAAACTGATTCAGTGCTTTGACATCGACTATGCCGAGCGCCCGATTTTCCTCGCGTGGCTCGAGATGGCGCTGGTGACGAAGGCGATTCCGTTGCCGCTCGTGAAGTTCGACAAATTCAAGGACGCCGATTTCATCGCGCGTACATGGCGCGGAGTGGATGAAGTGAAAGAAGCGCAGGCCGCGGCGCTGCGCATCGCCAATAAGATCAGCAGTCGCACGCGCGAGAACGCCACGATCGGCCAGGATTTCGAGGACATTCTCACGGAGCTGGCAGAGGAACAAATGCTCATCGAAACCTATGGACTCAAACCCGAAACCACGGTCGAAAACCCCGCGCCCGTCGCGCCCGAAGGCGACGGAGAAACCAACACTGCCGGAGACGCTGGACCAGGAAACCAAGGAGCGTCTAAGCAAAAAAAGAAAGCGGCGAAAACGAAAACCGCTCCCGCTGATTTTCAGCACGCGCGATCCTAACCTGACGATACGAGCCTATGAATGCGAATAAAACCATCAAGATTCCGGAGCAGCTTTTCCGCGAAGCAAAGATCGACATCATTGATGAAAAAATGACGGGCACGGAGGAGAAGATGTCGCGGATTCGCATGTCGATCTCGAGCGATACGCCCTACCAACGTTACGACTGGATGAACGACGAAGCCTACTGGGAAGTGCTCGACCACGGACCAGGCGGCATGGACACGACGCGACTTGATGCGGGATTGCCAATTCTCTTCAACCATAAGCGCGATCAGCACCTCGGCAGGGCTGCAAGCTACGAATGCGACGGACACCGCTGCACGGTGAGCGATTTGATGTGGTCCACGTCGGCACTCGCACAGGAAAAGCGAGCCGATGCCATGAACGGCAGCTTGCCGGATACGAGCGTTGGCTACCAAATCACCGACGACGGCGAGTGCATCGGCGCGAAAGACGGTCTCCCAGTTTACAAATTCAAGTGGGCGCCTTTTGAAGCAAGTTTGGTCACGGTTCCCGCGGATGTTTCAGTCGGAGTCGGGCGTCAGCGCTCGGCTGGGGAGAATGTTAAGATGCGTGAAATATCAATTCACCTAAATAAATCTCTTGACGCGGAAGGCGAAGGGACGCAAAAAGCGCGAAACAAACCCGACACCATGCCCGAAGAAACGCCTGTCACTGAACCAACCCGACCCATCATCAACGTGACCGAGGTTGAAAACGCGGCGATCATCAAGGAGCGGAAACGAGTGGCGGCGATTCGGGAATTGTGTTCGTTCTTCAAGGC